CCGGTAAAGGTGCCACATGTAGCAATTCGTTTTGTCTGTAAGTTGTTTTTTCTGTAATCATGTTCTTAATCCTTAAATATAGTTAAGTTCTTTGGCGATGCTTTTTAAAGCCGTTTCGATGTGATCATCGTTTAAATAATCGTAAAGATAATCTGAAGCCAATATGTAGAGTTTAGCCGCGCTGAATAAGTCCCAAACAAATCGCTTTTGTTTATCGTTGCCCAACTCCAATGCCTTATGCTCTAAAACTTTGTCGCGCGGCAATGCCGCAATAGCGGTTTTCATTTCTTGATAGTGTTCTGTTTTAATTTTCATGTTTTAACCCTCTAAATTTTAAAATCCCGGCATTGTTAGCCGGTTCATATGAAAAAGGGGTGTAACCTTAACACCCCTAAAAACTTATCAGTATCCAGCCCACCAGCCAATCATCACAAAACAAAAAACCACGGCGGCAACAGCGAAAAGTAAAAAGTCTAATAATCTAATCATGTTATTTCCCATTGATGTATTTTTTAAATGCGAGATGTTCAATTCGAGTCCACGTCGACGGATTGTTACCAACCCACAAGATTAATTTAGAGTTTTTACGATAGCGCGTAGTTGCCCACCGTGTGATTTTTAGGTATCTATCTATGTTCATGTTCTCAACCTCTTATAAATAAACAATCATAAAAAAAGGCATTGTTATCATCACACTGGTAATACATGCGAAAAATAACAATCCTAAAGTTTCAAAGCTTAGAAAAAATCCCAAGACAGGCAACAATGCAATAATCACTATTGCAAGACTGACGATTGATACAACTACTATTTCAGATAGTTTTTTCATGTTTTTACCCTCTTATATAACGCGGCAACGTCGCCACAATTCGCACTCTACGCAGATATCAACTACCTGTCAACAACTTTTGATAATTATTTTTATCTTTTTATGCTAACGACAATCACGTCGCGCAAGGTTGAGCATAAGCAAAAGGTATTTGACAGCGCTGTCATGCGTCTAGGCTAACGTCTATTATCAGTGGCTTATCGTGTTGGCGTGTTGGCGTGTTGGCGTGTTGGCGTGTTGGCGTGTTGGCGTGTTGGCGTGTTGGCGTGTTGGCGTGTTGGCGTGTAGGGTTTTTAGCCGGGTATGCCTTGCTGATTTTCAGACCGGTAGAACCGCGACCCCCACCCCCCAAAATGGCTGTTAGGAGTCCCACTCTCAGCCTTACATATTATTCTGCACATTATCCAACCGCCTAACAGGTTTTGTAATCCAACCGCCTAACAGGTTTTGTAATCCAACCGCCTAACAGGTTTTGTAATCCAACTATCTATCACCCATCTATCACCCATCTATCACCCATCTATCACCCATCTATCGCCCTATATACCCCCTACCCCCCTATTGATTTTTACACCGGGACTCACCTGATGAATCTAGAAAACACCCCCCGTCAATAAAAATTTAACCTTTAGATTGAAAAAAATTTTCAGTGTGCTAAGCTCTGCTCATCTAAAGCCACAAACCGCTTATGAGTACAATTCACATTACCCCTGACAATAACATTCCTTTACCTTCCGATTTCAAACCGGAGACGGCTAAATCATTTCGTGAAGAATCTCGTGCGTACTACAACACGGTAAAAGAACTGTCGGATAATGGTATGGAAATAGATCTGTCTGATTTGGATAAGTACGAATCACATAAAGCCATCACTACGAATTCTTTACCTAATCCCAAAACAATCAAACCGGGAATGATCGCTAATCTTGAAGCGATATTATCTTCATACGATCAAGAGCTCATGGATGTGTCTCGGCGTTTGCGTCACTATGTGACTAATAAGTTGTTGGAAGAGACTGTGGATGAGGATGCTAAGGTGCGTTTAAAGTCGCTTGAGCTTCTGGGTAAAATTTCTGAAGTGGGATTATTCTCAGAGCGCAAAGATATTACGATCACCACTCGAACCCAAGCGGACATTAATACGGAATTAGAAAAGACGTTAGAGTTGTATCTTGGCCGTAAACCATTTGAGGTACCATTAGAAGCTGAGTTTGTGCCGGTGGAAGATGAGCCTGAGATTACTGAGTACGAAGATGTAGAAAAAAAAGTAGAAGATGATGAATCAGAAGATTGATCCTAAACTACTTAAGATTGCGCAAGATAATCTGGATAAACTCCCACCGGATGTACAACAAAAGATTGGCGAGTTGGTAGCCTATGCCCGCAAGATGGGTGTGCAAGAGAAAGCGCAAGATGACTTCATGGCATTTGTTAACTACGTGTGGCCTACGTTTATACATGGTCGACATCATGAGCGTATGGCTCGCGCGTTTGAAAAAGTAGCTAGAGGTGAGTGTAAACGGCTGATCATCAATATGGCACCGAGGCATTCAAAGTCGGAGATGGCTTCTTATCTTCTTCCCGCATGGTTCTTAGGTAAATTCCCGCAGAAGAAAATCATTCAGGCTTCTTATAACGCTGAGTTGGCTACAGGTTTCGGTCGTAAGGTGCGTAACTTAGTGGACTCTGAGAAGTTTAAGGATGTGTTTCCGAATGTGGAGCTCCGCACGGACTCAAAAGCGGCAGGGCGTTGGAACACAAACCACAATGGGGATTACTTTGCGATCGGTGTCGGGGGTAATATGACCGGTCGTGGTGCTGATATTATGATTATTGACGATCCCCATTCTGAGCAGGAAGCAACACTCGCGGAGTCAGACCCGACTATTTACGATAAGACATATGAGTGGTACACATCAGGTCCTCGTCAGCGTCTACAACCGGGCGGTGCCATTATCGTGGTCATGACACGATGGAGTAAAAAAGACTTAACAGGACAGATCCTTAAAGCGGCTACACAGCGTTCGGGTGAAGAGTGGGAAGTGATAGAGTTGCCCGCCATCTTACCGTCTGATAATCCCATCTGGCCTGAGTTCTGGTCAAAAGAAGAGTTGTATGCGTTACGTCGAGAGTTACCCGCGTCTAAATGGATGGCACAGTACCAGCAGCAACCGACCTCAGATGTGTCAGCGATCATTAAACGGGAATGGTGGAATATTTGGGAAGAAGATTCACCTCCCTATTGTGACTTTATTGTACAGAGTTGGGATACGGCGTTTACTAAGAATGAGCGATCCGACTATTCAGCCTGTACAACGTGGGGTGTTTTTTACCATCCAGACGACACGGGTACTGAACAGGCGAATATTATTTTGCTTGACTGCTTTAAACGCCGAATGGAGTTCCCAGAGCTTAAGCAAAAGACGTATGAGATGTATAAGGAGTGGGATCCTGATTCTTTAATCATTGAAGCCAAGGCTTCTGGTTCCCCTCTGATATATGAATTACGTGCAATGGGTATTCCTGTCCAAGAATTCACCCCGGTTAGGGGTAATGACAAGATCTCTAGGGTTAATGGTATAGCTGACATATTCGCATCTGGAAGAGTCTGGGCACCTAACACCTATTGGGCTGAAGAGTTGATTGAAGAGGTAGCCTCCTTCCCCGGCGGTGATCACGACGATTTAACAGACTCAATGTCAATGGCCATGTATAGGTTTCGTAAAGGCGGTTTCATGCGATTGCCTTCTGACCAAGAAGATGAAGAACGATACTTTAGACGTAAGGTTGCATATTACTGATTTTGTTATGTAGATATTTTTGTTATAATGACTTACATAGATTTTACTATTGGAGTCAAAATGATTAAAACTTTACCTAAATCAAGAAAAGAAGCTAAAGAAATTGGAAGTAAAGAATACTTTACAGGGAAAGAATGCCCACATGGTCATATCGCAATAAGAAGAACGGATAGTGGAGCGTGTACAGACTGTCAAGCTGAGTTTAAGAAAAAATTATATGAGTCTGGTTGGAGACAAAAACATAATCCTGAAACAGCTAAAAAGAAAAATATAAAGTGGATTGATAAGCATCCGAAGCAACATTGGATAATCAGAGCGGTAGGTAGGGCGAAAAAAAGAGCGGAACAAAATGGATTACCTTTTGACATTACTGTTGAGTACGTTGAAAGTATTTTTCCAGATAAGTGCCCCATTTTTGGAACCGAGTTTAATTTTATAGGAAATAAAACGTCTCGACCTGAAAGCCCTTCATTAGATAAGATAGATTCTCAAAAAGGGTATATTATGGGTAACGTTGAAATTATTTCGATGAAAGCAAATGTTATTAAACAAAACGCTACATCTGAGGAAATTTTTAAAGTCGCTTACTGGTTACAAACCAAAGGGTATTAAATAATGAGCATAGATAAATCTTTATACCAAGCTCCTCAAGGGCTTGATGCGTTAGAAAACTTAGAACCTGATCTTGAAATTGAGATCGAAAATCCAGATGACGTTACGCTAAATATTGGTGGTATGGAAATTGATCTCATGCCCGATGAAGAAGACGATACATTTGAAGATAACTTAGCTGAATACTTATCCGACCAAGAACTGGCGACATTAGCTAATGACTTGATTGGCGACTTTGATGACGATATAGCCTCAAGGAAGGACTGGATTCAAGCGTATGTCGACGGTATTGAGCTGTTGGGTATGAAGATTGAGGAAAGATCGGAGCCTTGGGAAGGTGCATGTGGTGTATATCACCCACTATTAACAGAAGCTTTGGTTAAATTCCAAGCGGAGACTATGCAGTCTACGTTCCCTGCGTCTGGTCCTGTCAGAACACAGATTATCGGTAAAGAAACACCGGATAAAAAAGAA